CCTCATCGACGATCCCCGGCAGCTCGAGTCCGGTCTTGGAGCCGTCGATTTGCGGCTGGAACATCTTGCGATTGAAGTCGTCGAGCTTCTCGTCGAGAATTCCGACAAACCAGACGTTCTTGGCCCGCGTGTGCTGCAGGTGAGTGAGCCAGCCGATCATCTCGCGGCCGTGCAAACCGTAAGCGCCACGGACATCCGGCTTGCCGGTCTTCTCCGACAGCGCCTCGGGCTGGCCCTTGCACCAGCCGAAGCACAGCCGCCCGGCGACAGTGATAGAGTCGACGAAAACGGTGTCGTAGCGATCGAGTATTGCGGGATCGCCGAAGCGCTCGCACACGGCGGCATAATGCGCCGGACTATAGGGTTGCTCGTCGCGAAGCGCCGGGTTGGGTCCGCCGATGAACACCGCGAAATCCCGGCATTCCGTCCATGTGCGCGGCCGGATGCTGTCACCTGCCCAGCCCTCGATGGCCAGATCGCCCGCTTCGAGATCCATGAACAACGTGCGGTCGGGGTCGAGCGTCCACAGAAGGGAGGTTTTCCCAATTCCGCTCTTGCCGAAGATGCAGCCCTTGATGCCGCGCGGCTCGGACAGTCGTTGATCGGCGCTGATGATGGGGAGGCTCACTGGTCGGCCCCCTGCGCTAGGATCTCGACCTTCAGCGTGCCGGGCCGCACCGTGCGTGCGGGCTCGAAACCGGCGCGGATCGCCTCGGGCCAAGCCGCGTATTTGCGCTCTGGCACCTTGTAAGCGAGATCGACATATTCGGAGGGATCGTCCCCGGCATCGCGGATCCGCGCGACCATATCGGCCAGCCGATCCTGATCCCAATCCACCCGTTTCGGCAGATCAGCGACCACGGTGAAATCGCCGTCGTCGAACCGGGCGGTGCCGGTGTCTTTGTCTGCGGCTTGGCGTTCCTCGGTGGCGCGAGTGGAGTAGCGAACGGCCAGTCCAGCATCGAAGCGAGTCTTGGCGGCCCTGTCGCGCTTCAGACGCTCGTCGATCTCGCGCTGCAGGATCGCCAGCAACTCGACCGGCAGCGCCGCGATTTCGGCTGCGCTGAGGGACGGTAGATCGTCCGGCGTTGGGGTGTTCTCGGGGAATGGCATGAAATGGTCTCCGTGATCGGTGAAAAAGGATTGGAATGCAGGCATCACGCGGCAGCCCTGCCACTCGAACCGGTGGCGTGGCCGGGCTGCCCCTGTTCGGCGAGCAGCAGCTCGGACAGCGAGACGGCAGCGGCCTTCGGCTTGGGCCGGGCGACGGCGATGTAGGCGAACTGATCCGGGCCCACGCGCTCCTGCACGAGATGCACGAGACCAAGTTCAGCGGCCCAGAAGGCCCGCGATCCAAGCCTGCTCAATTCGGCCCGCGCCGCATCCGACAGTTTTGAGAACATCGGGAAGACGTCGAGCACCAGAAAGCCGCGATGGTATTCCAGCCGGTCGCCGGGAACGGCTTGCGCCACCCAGGCGCAGAACGCGAGCTCGGACAGCGGTCGGCTGGCGCGAACCGTGATAAAGGGTGTGGTTTCCATGAACATGTCTCCTCCTTTCCCCTTTACTCAGGCCGCCGCGACATCGTCCCACCGGGAACCGAGGCCGCTTCGGCGTCCTTGATTGAGGCGTTGTGCAGGTCGTCCGGCTGGCCCGCATCGGCGTAGACCGCCACGAGTGGCGTCCCGTCCTGATGGGCACCGGCATTTTCGATGCGGTAGGCACGCTGGTTCTGCAGGATTTCCGGCAACTCCCAGCGGCGGTAGAGGCCGGGGATGCGCTTGAGGTCTGCGGACAAGAGGTCGGCTTTGCGGATCATGCTGGTCGACTTTCGGTTTGAGTGGGGCGCGCGGTGGCGTCTGAATGGGAAAAGCCACCGCGCCGCAGGGATCGGGACATCCGGTCAGCGAAATTCTTGCAGGACGTCGCGCAGACGCCGAGTCGCCCGCTGATAGCGTTTGCGCGTCGCCGCCTCGGACAGCCCCATCTCGGACGCGACCTCGGCCTGGGAGAAACCGTCGATGGCCACACGGATCACCAGATCCGCTTCCGTGCCGATGATGCGGACCAGATCGCGGTGGAGCAGTTCGGGAATGGCGTCAGCCGACAGCACTTCACCGTCGGCCGGGATTTCGTCGGGATCGGCCTCACTGCGGAGGCTCTGGCGCCTGTCCTCGCGTTGGCGCGTTCTGATCAGGTCCCGCTCGATGTTCCGCAGGATGGTTGCCGCGATCCAATTGACCCGCTGCGGATCCAGACCACGAATGGCCTCGGAAGCTCGTGCAAGGATTTCTGATGCAACCTCATCGCCGGTGCCGACCTTGCGCCAGATCGATCTGCGCCGAACGGCATCCAGCCCCGGCCAGAGCGCCAGCAGCATCAACGTCAGGGCACAATCGGATGTTGCGTCGCCTGACTGCGCGACCCTGACCAGTGCAACCAGCAGCCGGTTTTTCTCAGCTGGGCCGCGGCCACTGACGTGCAGCGTGTCCAGCAATGAGGCCGGATCAGCGAAATGTGCGAGCGGTTCGCTGTTGCGACGAAGCGCTTCGAAGTTACTTTGAAATTCGAGAGTTGAAGAAGACAACATGAGGTGATCACGGATCTCGTGCCACGCGATGGACATTGGACGCCTGCCTTGCGGCCAGGCGTCCAGCGCCTTGTCGTGGCCAGGTCAGGACGTCGTGCGTCTCTGCGATTTCAGGAAATTGGTGAGATGCGCGCCTCAGCGCGCGGGTGATTGCGCCTGGTTCAGCGTGCCGCAGCCGCGACACGTGGCCTGAACCGGAAAGCCCACGAAATACTCGTGCCCTCGCGCAAAACGCAGATGCATGCGGCCGTCCCGGCAGACACCGAGCAGCTTGTCACAACGCGTACAGCGCCATTCGGGGCTGAAAGGGGTGGGTTTCGTCTTGGCGCCACCGGTCCAGTTCGTCTGGGCTGGCTGGCGAGAAGTGTCGGGAGTCGGCATTGGAAGTGCTCCTCTTTGCTGTGGAGCACTCCTATTGGACGCAAGAATCGGAGTTCGTCAGACCTCGGAACGGAGCCGGATCGGAGTTGATCTCAGATCGCGATTTCCCACCACTTACGTTTCGGAGATCGGACAAAGTCTGCCTTGAGCTTTTTCCAAAGCACAGACCCAAAAATGTTGGACAATGATTGGTCCTCAATGCCTGAAATAAGATCTGCTGTTACGATTGGTGCGGGGCCATTATTGTGGGCGTCCACAAGCCGCTGAACGACGAGCAGCCTCTGTTCACCCGATATGTCGATGGATCCCTTTCCCGGCACAAAAAGCGTTCCGGAATTTTCGCCAGTGCGTTCAAGCTGCACGGTCAGCCCGCCTCGCGCGAGAGATTGGTCGCGTCGAAAGATGGCCTTGAGCTTGTCCGCAACCAAGGTGATTTCCGGTTCGTCGGCTTCCATGTGATCGGCAAGAGGCGTCAGAACATTCGCAGCAAGGCACGCCCCCGCCGCGTTTCCAGCCTGCAGCACCAGCCCAATCCCAAGGCTGCTGCGTGCCCTTAGCTCTCCGTCGACCGACGCCCTGACTTTTTCCTGGTCCAGACTGCGAGCCAGGTAGATCGGAACATCCCGGTTGTCGATCTCGAGCGTGCCAAGATACTGCAGATGTTTATTCAATTCCTCGATGGCAGGCGCATCCAGCGTATCTGCCAATCGGGCGCGAAGATGCTCCTCGACCCAGCCATCGCGCACACGATAAATTCTATAACGATCTGGACTGCCACCACTGGGGGTAACATGGCCCTCTGCGACTTTGAGAGCGACCTCGTCCGGTTGTGCAACGACTTCTGCCGCAACCGGGCCAATTCCGTCTTCGTCATCGATCAGGTCGTCGCCTTCCCAGCCCGCGGGCACAAGGAAACCCAATTCTGTCAGAAGAGCCGGATCGATTCCGCGATCCAGCAGCCATGCGCCTGCGATCCTGTCGGCGCCGATGTCCCAGATGGCGAGCAGTGCAGGCACAATGGCCATGCCTTCATCAGCGCTCGGGGCGCGCCCCTCCCGCATGATGTTCCAACGCCGAAGCAACCGGTGACCGAGTACGCGCTCGAAATGATCGTCCAAGCTGAGCAGGCTGCTTGTGTTTCGGTCGGTCAAAGTGAAATTGAGTGTTTTCTCATGTGATACGCCGGCGCGGCGATACCTGACTGCAATTTCCACAAAGCGGATCGCGACGGCGCGGGAGAAAATGCGGTCAAGACCGGGCTGACCACCAATAATTGTAGATAAGTTTTGATTTATCGTCGTCGATAGAGAAAGGCGATTTGCCAAATTAACAACGCTGATTTCAGCACGGATCACCTGAGCACGTAGGATTACTGCGTCTTCCAGTTCAGGCGTTTCCAGATGAAACCCGTTCAGGAATTGCGAGATATCGTACGCCTGAAAATCGACCGGCTGGTTCGAATACGTCTGATCCAAAGCCGTCTCAATGAACCGCTCGGCGATGGTGTGGCGTAAGGTTCTGTTGCCTGCCCGAACATGAACCCGACCTGTCGAAGGCGTGTAGACGATCATCGCTTCACCCGGCGGTCGGAAATAGATGCGGGACCGATTGCCGGAATCATCAATCTCTCGAACGCTGGTCGGAGGGTTGGGGTGAAATAGCAGATACATCTCGGCAGCCGGTTCGTCCCCATCCTCCGGAATGTCGAACCGGTCAATGCTATATCCGTCTCCTCGATCCAGCTCGGTATTCAGCTGGGAAAGCAGCGCATCGAGTATTTCGCTGCCAGCGTCAGGACCACCGTCCGTGGACGGATCGGCCATAAACGTCTGATAGTGCTTGTCGTAGCGACGGTACATGCGCAGGTGCAGGCTGTTTTCGGCCGCTTCGAACAGGCTCTGTTCGCGAGTGAAGGCCCAAAGGCTGCGCGCAAGCTGATCCCGCTGGTTCATGAGTTCCCGGGAGCGCTCCGGTTCGAGCTTCGCCTTGGCCAAGCCTTCGAGCACGAATTGACCTCGGTCCGCGATGAGGGTGGCAATGCGCGCGGCCTCCGACTCTAGTGGCCCCAAGCGGTCCTTGTTTTCCTGATGCAGCATTTTGCTGGCGGTAGCAGGACCTTCCAGGCTATCAGGCTCGAACTGGTAGTTCTCCAGCCAGTCCAGCCTCTCGAATGACCTGCTACGTAAAAATGCAGATAGCAATGACGGCTCTGCGTCATTGAGCAATCGAGAGAGATTCGGGCAGGTTTTGGCTGGGGCACGTACCATATAAGTCTCCGAAAACGCTTATTTACTCTGCAGTCTGCAAACGTGGCGTCATATTCTGAATTAGAAATTGCGATGGCCTGTTGCGCAATTGGGAACGGGATTGACGCATTTCCGAACGGACTGTGCTGCTCGGGTAAGGTCAATGCGCGCCTCTTCGATCAACGCCAGGATATTGGGACCGATCGGACTTGCTTTGCGTGCCATGAAATTACCTCAACGATTGCTTGCTCTCTGCCTGCTCTAGCCTTTGATCATCGTTGACGAGACTTTCTTTCGCAATAGGGTATGTTCACTATGTGTTCACACGTAATGGCCAGCACAGGGTGCGGCATGTCCCAAAAGGGGCTTCGGGATGGCTTTTGATTGGTAACGACACGACCAATCAAGGTTACCCAATACATGAAACGACCCAACCCATTCCCGCCCGACCAGATGACCCCAGCGGAACGCCGCTCCGACCTATGCGGGATGCTGGCTCTCGGACTGGTTCGCTTGCGGATGCGGGACCGAGCGGAAGTATCTGACAATATTAGAGAAAGTTACCTACACTATCCGGCCGACGAATGGCGTCATGCAACTCCAACTCAACGGAGAAATGCATGACCAAACAAGATCCCATTCCCGCGCGCCTGGCCGCGCTCAAGACCACGTCGACGCCAGACCTGAAGCAACAATGGCGCGACCTGTTCGACAGTGAGCCGCCGCCGTTCAATCGTCGTTATCTCGAGAGCCGGTTGGCCTACCGCATCCAGGAACTGGCTTATGGCGGCCTGAAGCCGGACACGATCCGGCGACTGGAAACCCTCGGCGAACAGCTGGACGGGGGCGATCGCAAGAAGAGCCGCATCCGCGCCGACCTGACACCTATCGTCGGAACACGGCTGATCCGAGAATGGCAGGGCATTGAGCATCTCGTCACCGTCACTTCTGACGGCTTCGACTGGCAGGGCCGCCCTTACAAATCGCTGTCGGCCATTGCCCGCGCGATCACCGGCACGCGCTGGAACGGCTGGGTGTTCTTTGGCCTGAAAAACCACCGGAGAGGCGCATGACCAAACCAATCGTCAGGAAGCTGCGTTGCGCTGTCTACACCCGGAAATCATCCGAGGAGGGTCTTGAGCAAGAATTCAACAGCCTCCACGCCCAGCGAGAGGCCTGCGAGGCGTACATTGCCAGCCAGCGATCCGAGGGCTGGGTATTGGTGCGGGATCAATACGACGATGGCGGCATCTCTGGCGGCACGCTGGAACGCCCCGGCCTGAAACGCCTGCTAGCTGATGTCGAGGATGGGCTGGTGGACGTGGTTGTCGTGTACAAGATCGACCGCCTGTCGCGGTCGCTGATGGACTTTTCCAAGCTGGTCGAGGTGTTTGACCGGAATGGCGTCACCTTCGTGTCGGTCACCCAGTCCTTCAATACCACAACGTCCATGGGACGGTTGACGCTGAACATCCTGCTGTCGTTCGCCCAATTTGAGCGCGAGGTGACGGCGGAACGTATTCGGGACAAGGTCCGCGCCAGCCGGATGAAGGGCATGTGGATGGGCGGCGTGCCGCCACTGGGCTATGAAGTGAAGGACCGCAAGCTGATCATCAAGGAAGCCGATGCTGCCAATGTCCGCTGGATCTTCGCGCGTTTCATCGAAATCGGATCGGGCACCTTGTTGGCACGGGAACTGGCGGCGCACGGTATTCTGACCAGCCGTGGCAATCGGATCGACAAGAAATACCTGTACCGCCTGCTCAATAATCGCGCCTACATTGGCGAAGCCGTCCACAAGGGCAACAGTTATCCCGGCGAGCATGACGCCATCATCGACCGCGCTATCTGGGACAAGGTCCACTCCATCCTGACCGAAAGCCCCCGCAAGCGCGCCGCCCGCACGCGCGCCGATACACCCGCGCTACTCAAAGGGTTGCTCTACGGCCCAGATGGTGCCGCGTTCTCGCCGACGCACACGCGTAAAGGCGACAAGCTTTATCGGTACTATGTCAGCCAGTCGGTATTGAAGCACGGCGCGGGGTCGTGTCCGGTCGGCCGAGTTCCGGCAGGCGAAATTGAAACCGCCGTCATCGACCAGCTCCGCGCCGTGTTCCGCCAGCCTGAGATTGTGGCGGGCACATGGAAAGCGGCACGCACGCAGGATGACGAGATCACCGAGGCCGACGCCCGTGACGCGCTGATACGCCTTGATCCGCTCTGGGACGAACTCTTCCCTGCCGAGCAGGCACGCATTGCAACACTTTTGGTTGAGCGGGTCGACATCGGTACCGATGGCCTTAATGTTCGCCTCCGCATGGATGGCCTGAGTGGGCTGGCACGCGAAATGATGGCAGATCTCGGGACGGCGGCATGACCCGCGCGACGCCAGGACCGGAAACGGTGACGGTCCACATCCCGTTCCGTCTCGTGAAGCGCGGCGGCCGCAAGGAGATGCAGATGCCAGACGGGGCATCCAACCAAAGCAAGATGGACAACACGCTGGTCAAGGCGCTGGCCCGTGCTTTTCGCTGGAAGCGGATGCTGGAAAGCGGCGAGTTCACCACCATCACCGAGCTAGCCAAGTATGAAAACCTCGCCCTGACTTACTTGACCCGCGTCCTGCGCCTCAGCCTACTAGCACCGGATATCGTTGAGGCAATTCTGGACGGGCGGCAGTCGCCGGAAATGACTCTGGCGGCACTGCTGGAGCGGTTTCCGATGGAGTGGAACCTTCAATCAGGAAGCACTCCCAAGGCATCCTGATGACTTGGACCCAGCACCTCGGTTCTTCTCAATATCAACGGTTTTCGTTCCATTCACTTGTTTTCAGGCTTAGCCTTTTCGTACCGTACCAAGGCATGGTATGAGATAGAGGACAGCCTAAGCCATAAAGGTCCGCGGCTTAAACAGAGGGTTGCAGACTATGAGTTCAGCAGACG